TCATCGATGAATTACTACTCCGATTGTCGCCCCCGCTCCCAGTATTTGAGACAGGTTGCGTTGCATTCGTAATCTCTTGATGGTTCGTTTGTCGTTCTCTATTTGATCTTTCAATTCTATCAAAGAGTTCGACATTTCTGATAAGGTAACTTCTTGCTTCACTAAGTCCGCTTTGGCTTTGTCCAATTCGGTCGTTAATTTGTCGATTGTATTCTTGGCTTCGTTCAATTCTTCCTTTTGCTTCATGGCTAAGTTCTGTGCTTCTGTCAATGGCATGTTGGATGCCTCGATTAAGTTCAACGCTTTCTCGTTGTTGCTTTTCAATTCGTTCCACTGACTCACGGGCACGCTGATAGTCGGTTCCGCTTGGTTGGTAGAATATATATCCGATGCAAAGACAGATGACGAGCCCAATACCACCGATAATAATATAGCGGTAAGTAGGGTGATTAAATAATATCTTGATTTTGTCATACATTATTCCCCTCCTGCATAATCTGTGATACCACGTGCAATGGCTCTCACAATAGTATCAAGGTCATTGTTAAGTAGTGCTAGGTCTTCATCATTATCGATGAAGGCCATTTCCACTAATACGGCTGTTGCATCCGTGCCATTTAACACCCATAAATCTTGCCGTTCTTTTACACCCCGATCAACCGTATTAATGCTACGGATAATTTGACTTTGAATGTCGTTTGCTAACCGTTGCCCATTAAATGACTTATACAAAGTTTCTGTGCCACGAGCTTGCGTATTAAAAGCGTTACAATGGAGCGATACGAATATATCCGCTCCCCATTCGTTAGACGTTTCACACACAAGACCTAAATCATCATTTTGTAAAGTTCTAACTTCACATCCTGCCGTTTGTAAATAACAAGCCAATAACTTACCCGCATCACGAGCAACGTCGCATTCACGACGTCCTGTGTTAGGATTTACTGCTCCAGAGTCCAGGTCAATATCATGACCTGGATTTATAAATATTTTCGTCATTACTACTACCTCCTTCTAATTTATCAGGAACACCATTATTGTTTCTATCCAACCAAAGTCCTAAGAAGCCTACTACGGCTGTCAATACACTAGGAATGAATATGTGGTCAATAATATTGAGCCCAACATCAATCAGCTTATTAGTTTCACTTGATACATATCCCCTAGCAAACGCCATAACATACTCTGTTATGACTAGCCAAATAGGAATTAGCATAACAAGTACTAGAATCCGTGTCGCTAGTACTCCAGTAGGTCTAATGTTAGCAACACGAACAGCACCATATGCTGATTTCAGTCGGTTCATGATTTGATATTTCATTATCAGTCCCCTCCTATATCGTCCGTGTTAAGAGTGATGCTTCTTCCTATTGGCATATTGTTTAGAACTTGGATATGCATCAGTTCAGTACTCAGACTCTGAACTGTGTTTTCGAGGCTATTAAGCCTATGAAATTTCGCTGCATCTCGTTCTTCCAGCTTGACCAACTGCTTTAGTATTTCCTGATTACTTTTTGTTAAGTCAGCGATACTGTTGATAGCCTCGGATAACTTATCATCATAATCCTTGCGTTGCTTATCCATGCGTCGAGCCAAATGATCATCTAATTCTCGTTTAACTGCGACTAGCGAGGTGTGCTCCAAAAACCACACCATCGCTCGGAATGACCCCCGAAGGGCGGCCCAGATAACCCCTAACAGGGTTACCCAGAATCCAATGTCCGCAAAATAAGGAGGAATACCTGCCTCCATCAGGAGTATTCTGATTTCATCCATTCACAGTCTCCTTATTATGCTGATACCCAGGTTTTAGTAGTTTTATCAAAATACTTGGTTTCGTTTTGGTTATAAATTTTACCACCATTCAATCGCATATTAGATAAAGCCTCAACATCGGACGCCTCATTTAACACCAATTTAACGAGGCTTACCATATCGATAGTATTGAACTCGTTTCCTTGTTGCATTACGAAACTAGGAATGTAAATTTCTGTTACATCCGCGCAATTATTAAATGCAGTTTTGTCAATTCTGACGGCTTTAGGCAATTTGATTGTCTTGGCGGAGTTACCAAATGCATAAGCCCCAACAGTCGTAACCTCTGGGAACTCGTAATTTTGTTGGTCATAAGTGTTTGCAAACTCATAACTTTCTATGGTTGTTTTAACATCGTTATAACCTGATACACGATATGTACCTACGATACTTCCTAACATATTAAAATACTCAATTTGGATATCTTCTGTCATAAATGGCTTATCTAAATCCATCCTTGCTTGACCATCATCGCCGATACTTACTCCTGCAGCTGCACCTTTACCTAGTAAAGCTACCTTAAAGTGAGGCGTACCATATACATTGATATATGTCTGACCTTTAGCAGGACGGTCAAATTCAAGTTGTTTAAATGACTTTTTAATCACATCGCCTAAACCACGAATGAGACCTTTTAATACTTCATTAGGAGTTGCATTTTCACAATAAACATTCAAGCCTAACAACATTTCATAAGCACCATCAGCTGTTGCATCTTTACCGGGCAAGCCTGGACTACCATTAGTGCCTTTCAAGGAGTTGAGGAAGTCGTCTTTTGTTCCGGTATTCCCTCCTTCTAACCATATTTCATATGCGCTTTTACCATTTTGACCTTCTAATTTAAGCGGTGGTAAATTCAAACCTGTTAAATTAATATTTAATTCTTGTGCCATGATATAATCCCCTTTCTAATGACGTGCAATATCTTGAATGATATTGACTTCACCAAAACCTAATTTCAAACTATGATCATCGTTGTAAATAAACGCATCATATTGATGAACCCCTTTAGCGTCCACATTATTAACTGTGTCATTGCCGTTCATACGGAACGTGATGCGATTACCTTCGATTACTCCATTAACGGCTAACACCTCTGCGGAATCAGGCTTTCGCCTAATTTTCATAATAGCAGTGTACCCATCGTAGGGTCCTCCATCCTCAATGACGTAGGTCAATCCGTAATCCTGACCTACGTGTAAATCAAAATCGTATTCCTTCATATATGCACCTCCTCATTACCAGAACGACATGATTGTAATTCCAGCACGGCCCCAACCACCTTGGCGAGCTGATATCTTACCGTAATAGAAATAGCCCTTTTCGGTTACACCTAAAGCAAATAACGTTGTTGGATTCCCCTTATAATGAGAACTGTTACTTTGACTTATGCTGACACTAAATACAGGTGGACGTTCGCCTGATACACTTGAATACTGCACGACACCATATACTGGACGGCCTTGATTGAACGATATGAATCGTCCGCCATTCTTACTAGCTATATCCTCGTTCGCTCCACTAACATTATCTTGCACCAGATCGTTGCCAAACCCATTCATGCCCCAACCAGCTCTCATGTTTAGTGTGATTTTAAAACGCTCTTGCGCTATGCGTTGGATAGCGTCAACTTCATTTTGTCCCATATTTTGTCCGGAGAATGCATAATAATCGTTGTCCATAGCGCCGGAAATCCATCGCAAGAAAATCAGCGTCTTATCCCACGAATATCCTGCCGGTAATTCAATCTTATCGCCACTGCTGACATCTAGGCGTTTTACATACACGGGCTTTAACTGTTGACCTTCGGCGTAGACACTATTGGCATCAATTCGGGACCCCGTAATATTTACCCCATAAATATTACCTTGTGCATCTACTTTAAAGCTGCCTGATTCGTTTTGGATTTCAGTGCCAATTAACTTACCGCCTCTGAGCGTGCCTCCGATATATGCAGATAAAGCAGATAAACTATCCACTTTCAATTTATCTGCAGTTATTGAATTCGCTTGCAGCATCTTATTCGTGATAATATTGTTGTCAAATAGTGTCTCCGCCGTAACATGGAATAACTTGCCATCTAAACGAATTCCATTTGTACCAATATTGAGCCGGTTGACTATTTCCTTACCATTGAGTGCACTTAGGCCCTCTTTTACTTTTAACTCAATGCCGTTGTCAAGTTGCGTAAAACGGCTTTCTACGTCATTAGCAAGATTTTGGACTTTAGTGCTATATTCATTTGATACTTTATTGAACTCTGCACTGAGTTCGTTAACACGCTTATCAAACTCAGCTAACCCGAGTGCCTCATGGTCTATCATTTCTTTCGGAATTGTCGCCTTAATAGAAACCATTTGCTCATCGAGTTTGCCTTCACCAAATACGTCAACAAAGGCGCATCGGATTGTGTAAACCCCTGGTTCATTGGAATACGTAAGCATGGTGCTTGTTGTTTCCAAATCGTCAGTCCTGGTATCACCTACAACGTGGCATCTAATCGCATAGGCCTGCGCCGGCTTAGCCGAGAAGTATAAGTTGATGCCATTAATTGTACTCTTGGCCACGACTTCCGGCTTGTCGAGTTGAGGTAAATTGTATTCATACCGAGCAGGTGTTGAAAACTTACCTAGTGTACTTTTAGCAAATAGATATACAGTATCTGCACGTTTGGTTAACGTGAGTGTTGCGGTAGTACCTTTTACCCTTGCGAGTAAAGCTGTCGAGTCATTACCTGGATTATTATCAGTTCTAAGTTCGTAATAATCCACATCCGCATTAAGTACTTCGTCCCATTTCGCCTTTGCCTCACGGGTGAATGAAATAGTGAAGTTCTTAGGCATATCAGGAATAGCATCCATAGGTTTGACTTCTACATCTACCATTTGGGCAGTTTCCGCTCTGTTACCAAATCGGTCAACGGATACAGCTTTAATTCGATACGTCTCACCTGGGCCTAACGATTTAATAATTACCTGGCTAGCACTACTGCCAGCATATTGCCAATCTTGGCCAGATACAGGCTTTCCACTTTTAGCGGTCAGCATATACCACACTTCAGCTACATCGAAGTTAGCAGGATTGCTAGGCTTATCGAATAGGACTTGTAGATCGTAATACACTTTCCTATCTGCAGTCTGATTATATCGACTAAGTACTCTTAAGTTCTGCACATCTTCAGGGGCCTGCATTGTAGGTATATTAATTGATTTAGTAACACCTGTAGTAAGCTGTCCTAAATCATTGATAGCTTGTACACGCACCTCGTAATTAGCACCTAACAATACGTCGGATATCGTAGTACCGTTGGCCGAAGAAGGGAAATTCCCAACATATATCCAGGTATCACTTTTCGTGTTCCTGTAATTCACAACTACGTTTGTCACTTTGCCGTCTCTAGGTAATTGCCACGATACGGCTATGCGAGAATACATAATACCGTTTGCGCCGTATACGTCGCTCACGAGTCCGATATCTTGGATATCAGAGGCGCTGTGATTAGCGTAATTGATTGTCGGAATGTGTCCGTCATCTGCAGCGTACAATTCAGGGTAGTATTCCATACATTGAATTTTGCGAGTCATTTCGGAATGACCTTCCGTAATGGCAAGGACTCTAAACGGTTTGGCTGCTTTAGATATCTCACCAAACGCGTATATACAGTCCTTTTGTACAGGTATGGTTTCGCTAACAATAACAGTCAAGCCGGATACATTAACGACGTTATACGTTGATACCGCATCCGTCGTATTGCTACGCACCAATAACTGGTACTGCTTTCCTGTTTGAGTTGTAACTTCCTTATCAAGAGTGATCGTCTGTCCATTAACGGCAATCACTCGGCCACCTTCACCCCATTCAGGGACATCGTGCTGAACCAGGATAATGTCGCCCACCGTGCAAGCGATCGCATCTGTGAAAGCCTCAAACGTAACAGTACGAATTTCGTACTTATTACATCTAAGATAATGCTTACCGTGTCGATAGGCTTGCTCTAGGCTGGTACACCCCATTAGCTCGATTTGAGCAGGATTAGTGAGTGAGTTAGATTCATCATATGTATCACCGTACACCGGAATCACATCACGCTCATAATCCTTATCCTTGTTAATAAAGGATAGCTCAATCGAATTGGCCCTGGCCTCTACGCCTTGGAATTCTTCGGTAAAACTACCATATTTGATGTTGGCCACTGTAAATAGCTGCACCGGTGAGGATTGATAATCACTCACGCAGGTGAACCGTGTTCCTGCAGGAATAACTTTACCTCGTCCTACTGCTTCAGGATATTTAAGTGCATCCCATAAACGAGTTGCGGTATCAAAGATATAGTTAAACGTGAATTTATTTAACGTGCACTTTTCAGCCCACGCATTAAATGCATCATAATCGATACGTCCATATGGTTGGCCAAAGACTACATATTCGCTGCCAATCTTACGGCAGATATGCAAGAGGTCATAGGCAGCCCATGCTGGATTGTCAGCCGGCTTTTCTTCATACTGATTAGTGTATGGATTAAACACCCATACTCTGTCGCGTTCTTGAATCCAGGATACATCTGGATCAGAGCCACTTAACTGAGATGTGGCCAAAGCCTTAATCCCTATGAGTGCTTTTCCGGGATGCACAAAATCGTCATAAATTATTTGGGTGAGCTGAGTCCAGTACACCTTATTAACGTGACGTAAGCTTGTACCGTCCTTACCGGAACAACGCATCCGTACTTCGTACTTTGCCTTATCAAGATTATCGAATCTGAATACACGATAAAATGCGGAATTTGTTGCTTCCCGTATATACCCTGTGTAATTTGAATTAGCAATCTTCTTATTATCCCTATCAACGAAAAACCACCGCTTAGGCTCTTTTTTCACGTGAGAAGAAAGACCTTTATTATTAGACAAAGGCAAAGACTGCCACTCCTGCGTACCTACTTTGCGAATTTCAGCATCTACGGTGACAGAGGTTTTGTCCATGCCCCCACTGTCATTAGAGTAGTACAGGCCGTTAGGGAATCCGATTGTTAGCTCAATGGCATCGCAAGCGTCACCCTGCACCTGCTGTACGCTCCAGTCGGTTTTGAGTTCATAGTTTAAGCCCTGGTCAGCGAAGTTATCGTTGAAGTTAGGAATTACAGTTTGATCATTTGTACCGAGTCTGATGTCGACTTGTACATCTTTATAGTTAGAAATTGGGTTAGAATTGATACGAATATCCTCAATCTTAGATAGCTCGCCCTCTCCTGCGCAATACAATAAGTTGAGGTACTGTTTCTCGCCGTCACTAATTACGTGACGAGATAACAACATGCCTGCCGACTTCATACGGCCGTAGGTTACTGCAAGGGGATAGCCTTGGCCGGTTACGGTTTTAGTACCGCCCCAGCCATATGTAGTCGACTGCTCAGAATTCGAGCGGTCGACTTTAGGCGCTGTTAATTTAGATATAACAGCGTTACCAATCATACCTATTGCCATTGATAAGACTGTTCGCCAGATTAGGCTTTGAATGCCAAAAATAGCACCAGATGCAATGCCTCCTGTAAACACGGCCATCCCGATTGACAGTAATACTCCGAAGAATTTACCTTCGATTTTAGGCATAACAACGATATAGTCATCGTCGTTAACAGGAGTATCAAGAGTTACCTCGTGGCCATTAATGGAGTACACCCATTCACCTGGTGCTTTATGATAGTGGCTCACCGGCTTACCTTTTTTGAACGGCATATATTGAGTTTCATGTTGTTCCGGTTTGAACGGATTCTTGACGATGATTACATTAACCATTCGTATCTCCTTTCCACTTGTATATATGCCTTAATCGAGGCACGTATTTAGTGATATGTTCAATACACACCCCTGATTTTTGCGTTGCATGTATAAAATTTCCTCCCCCTATATAAACCCCTACGTGGTCGAGTTCCGAGCCATACAGAGCAAATACGAGGATGTTCATTTCTCCTGGTTCTCTTATTTCTTGCCAATCTCCCATTTTTACATCTGTGTAGTTTGGCAATTCGATGCCAGAGCGTTTGTATACTTCAACAACTAAATCCCAACATTTCATCTGTTCGAATGGCTTACCTAGTAAATCAGTAAAATCATTTGTTGGATGCATATAAGCCTCCTTGCGGAATAGTAGGCTCTCCGCCGAACCTGGTACTATTGCCAAGTTCTCGGCATCGTGCTAGTGTCTTATTACATTCGCCGGCATCGCCTTTATATCCGCATTGAATACCTTTAAATTTAAACGGACAAAAGTCTTTCATTACTCGGATTAGAGGAAATCTGCGATTAAAGCTAAAGTCTGTGCCAAGTGTAAACTCCATCCATTCGGCATTAGCCTGTGCGCCGGTAATTACAAAATGCTCTTCTAGTTCGCAAACATCTGTAATTGAGGTATTCACGATTCGGATAATGACATCCGCACCGGTAAACCCTTTGTTAGTCTCGGCCATACGTTGGATAGTCCGAGTTACATTAGACACGGATAATTTAACATTCGGTAAATCCGTTTGGTTCTTATTTACATCTGCTAAATGGAAAGGAAAGGCTGTATATGTATTCCCCTTGAATTGGATGTTCTCCGTATTATTAACGAGTCGAACCGTTTCGTTGTTGTAGGTGATATCTAACAACATCAGCCATACACCAGTAGCGCTAATTTGGTTTTTCTCAAGCATCGATGCGGTTGATAGTGGTAACATATCAAACCTCCTGTAATTTAATGGACCCTGACCATACTCCGTAGTCATTCGCTGCAAAGTCTAACTGGTCGGCAAATCTCACTTGAAGTGTTTCCCTGGTTTCAGGATGTACCCAATCAAAAATACCGGAGCAGTTTACCTCGTCGAAGAATGTGCGCAATCGTTGATACTCAGTAGTTGGCAACTTGTACCCTACAGAATATGTTCGCTTGGTTTTAGTTGTTTTCTTACGAGTGATTAACGTCATATTCTCAACTTGGCCTTTGTAGGTCACGTCCGGTGTAGTTTCCTGGATTGGATATATCGGATATCTTATATCTGGAAATGTAGCCATATTTAAGTTGCGGCCGCCCTGATGGCGTCACGCACACCTCCTTTATTTGTATTAGCGGCTCGAACCATTACGTCGATAATGTAGTTTTCACCATCGAGCCTGGAATTCTGTTGCTTGCTTTCAAGTTCTTGTCCGGATTGGTTAACGATATTAACAACTACGTTGTTACTTGTAGTACCGCCCATCAATCTACGGGTTTCGCTTGCGGTATAAATGCGATGTGATCCAGAGGATTGTAATAATTCTGGCCCGTTTTCACCAACCAGCATAAGTCCTGGGTTCGTTTTTCCTCCGGCAGCAAATTTATTTCCAGTAAACGCCGAACTAAACGAACTACCACCGGCAAATGATGATGTCCCTTTTGCAGCAAATCGATTTCCCGTAAATGCAGAACTAAACGAACCACCACCAGCAAAGGACGATGTTCCTTTTGCAGCACCTAATGAACCGATACCGCCTACTGCTCTGCCAAATAGATCTTGCAACTTAGGCATGATGTATTGTTGGAATGTTAATTGAATCATCATCTTAATAATGGCATTCGTCATATCCTTGAATATGTCCTTAATGCCTTTACTAAATGATTTCGTTCCTGTTGCCATAGCTTCGAGATTATTTGTCCATGCTGAATTGATAGAGCTCATCGTGCTATCGAATGTAGACTTTGCTAAGTCAGCGTAGTTAGTGGTCTCTTGCTTATACTGTCGAGCAGCTTCTTGCAAGCTTGTTTTAAGACTCCGACCTGCAAGCTCCCATAGCTTCTGTTGAGACTCTAATAGGTTCTTTTCAATTTGCAGTCTTTGAGTAGCCGTTAACTGGGCCTCATTGACTTCACTACGTGCATAGTCAATATAGGTCTTTAACTCTTCAGCAAGTAGTGCATCCGCATCACTACGAGATAAGCGACCAAGAGTAACCATATTGGTTAAGTGGTCAACGGTTTCACTCGTTTGCGTGTATGCTAACTCTCTGATTTTCTGCTCGGTATCAGATGCCAATTTTAGGCGCTCTGCTTGGGCTTTCTTTTCAGCGAGTTCCTTGTCCCCTACGGCCTTTGTGTACTCACGAACGTTATCATCAATTTGGGCCTTTTGTGCTTCAGCTTCTGCCTTGATTAATTGCAAGCGGTCGCCTGTGCGTTCAAGATCGAGTTTCTTAATATCCTCGTTCATCTTACGAACACGGATAGCTTGATTGCGTTCTGCCTCAGCTAATCGCTTTTGATACAGCTCTTCATTCTTAGCTCTTACTTGGGCGGTTAGATTTGATTCAGCAAGCTTCTTGGCATTTGCTGCACTGCCTGCTGTGTCTGCAGAGGAGCTCGATGTAGCACCTGCTAATAAGCTAGTATCTACATAACCAGTAATAGCCCCAAAATCACCTTCAACAGACGGCTTAGCAACTACTCCAGTACTAGAGTTAGCCCCAGTATAACCACCTGCACCATCACTAATGACAATATGATTATCGCCAAGTACGACAACACCATCTCCGGCTTTAGGAATGTATCCATCTCCTGCATCATGCCATGCGCCAGCAGCTCTTGCCGCATCCATGATAGATGGGACGTATCGAGGTACGTCCTTACCAAATGCCTGTAATACAGAGTCAGAGAATAGCTTTCCGCAATCTGTTGCCCACGTTCCGTCAGCGCCTAACTCGTACGCCTTCCCTAGTTGCTCATTAGCTGCATCTAGCACACTCACAGCTTCGCCGGTAGCGCTTCCACCCAGTCCTGAAACGGAACGGATGATGTCACGGATATTCTTATTGTTAGATTCATACTGGTTCTTAGCTGTTAGCTTATCAATTTCGTATTGACTCCCGTCAATTTGTAAGCTTTGCAAAGTAAGTGAGCGGTACAAATCCGCCATGCGTTCCACAGCACTCGTCAACTTTTCGGCCGCTTGTTGAGCTTTCTTAGCAGCCTGCTCTTGGGCTTTGGCTGCTTTTGCTGCTTCCTCATTTGCCTTATTAATAGCCTCGGTATTCGTTAATCCACCATTAGCAAGGTCGTCTAGCTTATTCTGCATTTCCTTCTGCGCGTCTTCAGCTTTTTTTTGAGACTCTTCTAAATCAGCTTTAGCTTTTTTAGCGGCTTCAATTTCTTTTATCTCTTGCGTGGTTGCCGCACGTGGAGAAGGAAAAAGTACTCCATCATCAACTATATACTTTGCATCTCTGAGCTTATTCTTAACACGGCGGCCTCTATGCGTGATGATATCCTTATCTCTACCTGCTACACCGTTTCTGCCGCCTTCGTACACCTTGTATCCAGCAGATGTAGTGATTCCAGTATCATACTTTGCCGACTTTGCGGTCCATGCATAATTTATTAACGCCTTTCCCGCCAATCCTATAGCGGCAGCTAACGCCACCCAAGGACCCGCCGCCGCAATTGTAGCTAACTTCATAAAGCCCAATGCGGTTGTCGCCGATCGGATAATAGTAATCGCCGCTCCTACTTCAACTCCGAATTTAACAATACTAGCTATAGCCCCTTTTTGTTCTGCTGTCATAGCCTCGAACCTTTTAGCAGCACCCAGTATTTCCTTTGCGTAGTCATTAAAAACAGGAACTAACTCATGGCCGATAGACACTGCAAGCCTTTTCCCTGTATTCTCTAAATCTTTTAATTCCCGATTTAGCTTTGCAGATTTAGCTGCAGTCTCATCGTCGATGATAAGTCCCATTGCTTTGGCACGTTCAGCCACTTTGTCCATCTGTTCAGCGGACATATTAAGCATGGCGTGCATTTGGTAGCCAGTACGTCCAAAGAGTTCCATTTCGACACGAGTCTTTTCAGCCCCGTCCTTCATCCCTCTTAGACGTTCCTGTATCATCTTAAACACTTCAACGGTATTCTTACCTTGAATCTGTTCAAGCGTATAGCCTAATTTACTAAATATATCAGTACCGAGCTTTCCCTCTGCCCGAGCGACTTCCATTTTCTCTTTGGCCGCTCCGACGTTCTTTGAAAACTTAGCAAATGCACCAGCGCTATCTTCCATAGCAACGCCCATATAATTGGCCACTGCTAATAATTCGCTGGTTTCTTTTGCCGTAGCACCAGTGATACCGGATAACTTCTTAACGGCTACATCCCATTGAATAGCCTCTTTGGCTAATTTGGCACCGATGCCTACAACACCGACACCAGCACCTATCGCCATGAGGTCATTCTTCATTTTGCCAAGAGCGGATTTGGCGCCTTCGGCACTAGCTGTAATTTTCTTGAGCCCTGCTTCGGTATTCTTGTCGGTCAGCTGAACGACAATATCAATTAAATTATTGGCCATCCTTGTGCGCCACCTCCAATTCTTTAGCTTCTAACAATACGAGTAAGTCGATAAGATGCGGTAGTGGCTCAATGCCGTAAGCTTTCGCCACTTCTAATACCGCCGGCATATCGAATCCAGCAATGCCGCCAGAATGCCAACGTCGCTGCATCCGGCTAGCGTTGTATACTCGCATTGCTTGTCTCGTTCCATCTAATTGATGCGGGGAATTAAACTCACACTCCGAGCAGTCAAAATTCTGTTTAGTCTCACGTTGCATCTTGATACAATCGGAGCAGTATTTCGGTTTGTCGGAGTTGAGCCAACTCCACGCATCAATTAGTTTTTTTCGATTTCAGCCTTTTTTTCATGCGTAAATCGCATAGTGTCAAGCGCAACTTCCATAAGATCATTGTCTGGTGCTGCGTTGATTTCATCTTCAGTCAATCCGTAGATGTGTTGCATAATCCATTGTGCAAGCTCACGAGAACGTAATAGGCGTTCTGTATCCGGTGCTTCTTCCGGAACTGGGGTATACAATGGGTCTAAACCGGATTTAATCAATTCACCACGTTCAGCGAATGTTAAGCCTCTTACTGTGATATCTTCAAATGCCATGTTGGCACCTCCTAGTATTGTTCTTGATTATTAACTAATGTAATGATGGATGCAGAGCGGCCGGCATCTGCACGATAGTATGCCTTGAACGGCAATTCAATATTGACGCCACGAGGACCGTCGATGCCCGGAGATTGTCGTTCGTACACAAGTTCAGGCAACTTAAATGTAAGTGACCAGTCGTCTTGTTCGAGTCGTAATTCCAAGCTGGATTCCGTACCGTTAACCGCTTTGTTTAATAGGTCCTTGTTTTGGAAGAATGCTTTAATCGTGCCTGAAATAGCCACAATACCTGGGTCAATGTATGTTCTAAATCCTTTACCACCGATAGCATAAGAATCGCCATCTAAGCCAAAGTCAAAGTTGATGTCACAACTCAAAATATTGGCCACGGTAACACCACCTTCTTTAATAGTTGCGTTAAGATTTTGGAATGGTAAGAAATTAACCGCCTTAGCTGCAGCATCAAATGTAGTAGCCGCTAATGTTTCCTTACAGCCCATCACATCCACGGATGCAGTCAATTCAGCGTCGCCACCGAATTTAAATCCTAATTTACTGATTCGCACACCTGCGAATTGTTGGAATACGTTAACATCAGGGTAGCCCTGTTCAATAGTTAACGACGGCATTGTGTTGCCGATTTTAAACACGTGCTCGGACTTCTTATTTGGCGCTTGGCCAGTTGTGTTAGAAGTCGGTTGACCAAATGCAGCTTTTAACCAGTATCCGATGTCGATTACACCAACAGGTACGGTTAAACTACCGGACGTGTCGATGTTGCCACGGAATGGCGCTGCTGGATTACGATCACCACGGATTACTGTGGAGTCGTTTAAGTTCTGGCTAGCTTTTACAGAACTAGAAATAATCGGAGTGATGACACCGCCAGTAGTTGGCGTTGTACCAAAATCCGCCTCAAACGCAATCGCCACATGGGACTGAGAGCCCTGTGCACGTTTTGCTGTTGCCATATGCATTTCCTCCTTTAATATTCAACAACCCCGCCAATTACATGCGGGATTTCTATAGTAGCTGTTAAACGTCCAGTAAACACTGGGCGCCAATTCATTGAGTCTAATTCATAGTCAATGTCGATTACTGGGAACGCCGGATTCACCTTACAAATGCATTCGATGATTAACTGCCCTAGGTTATCTGATTCTAGCGTTCCATCATACCGAATAATATTCTTAATCCGAGTTGCACCTTTATGGACGATACCCCATACAATCATTAACGAATATGTGTAGGTATCAGCAAGCCCTTCGTTCTTATTACTCGGTAGTAATATGATGCAAGGGCAATCTTCTTCAAGCGGTGCTTCGACATCGTCATAGCCGACATACAGTTGCGCCGGCTTTTCATATTTGTCATTGCAAAATTTAGTCAACGCCTCATCGTTCGCTAAGGCCTCAGCCCATCGTTCAACGATGCGCGACAGTGGAATTGTTTGTTGCATCAAATCACCTTACCTTGTAGTTCCGTCGAGACGCAGATTGCGTAGCCGGACCATTAATAGCGTAGTCGCCTATCTTACCTTCGATGTAAGGTTTGAGTTTAGGCTGTAACGCTGATTTCATAGGACCGTATGTATGGCGTGCAGGAATTTTGAACATTGATTTGCCCTTTGGCAATGGTACTCCTGCCGCAAATAACTTGCGTCGCATCGGTTCCGTAATCTGCTTAGTGTACCCCTCTTCAATTCGTTCACCCAATCGTTTTGCCGAATTGGATAACCACCCGACTCGGACGGATTGTTTGCCCTTGTCGTATTGATATCCGACTGCATTCGATAGCTTACCGAGTGGACTATAGCCGATTGTCCTGGCGCTAATGCCCATATCAAGTAAGGCATTTCGCGATTTAGAGCCCCAGGTCTCTCGTTCTGCCCGTCCTCCGCTTTGATAAGCTTTCCGAAGTTTCGCACCAAATGCTGACTCAAATGCAGCACGTCGTGCCGGTGCCATGAAGTTAGGATACTTACGTCCGCCTGGTGCACCTGATCTGATGCCTTCTTTAATTTCCTTTTGCATCATCCAACCTGTGGATTTTAACGCTTTACGCATCCAGTCGGGGTTAGTTTCTGCAATGAAATTCAGATACGGCGTGGCTGTGTCTGTAATCGTAATAGATTCATTACTCATTACGGTCTCACCGCCCTCACATTATGGACAATTTCCAAACAATACATAGTACCGTCAAAGTTGGAAATGTGATCAACGTACCATTTCTCGCCATTGATATACACCTCATCTTTTGACCGAGGTTCGGGAACATCCTTAGCACGCACCCAAATCTGAGCTTTATCTGCTAATGCTTTATCGACAAATCCGGAACCTTTGCCATCATATTCGCCAATCTCCACGCTAGCTTTTATTGACTGGCCCTTGTAAGTAATCTTTTCGCCAAATACAGAAAGCAGTGCATTAGGCTTATATCCTAATTTCATAGTGCATTACCTCCTATGGAGTGGGCGGGCATATGCCCGCCTTTATATTACTTTTCTACATTAGGCCAAAGAGCTACATCAACGGTCTTAGCGCTTGCAGATTTTGCAGAAATGGCAATGCCCAATACTGGATTTGTGTCTGTTTTAGTTGCACGCTTTTGCGTTTTATCAAAATACACAACATCACCTACCGCGAATGCATCTGCCACAACCGCATCAACTGTAAAACATCCTGTGACCTTAACCGCACCAATTGCACCAGGCGCAATATCAGTTATTGCCACGCCGTGCATTTTGCCGACAGGGACAATGTCCCCTACGGCAATCATATCGGATGCTGTATTTTTAAAATCAATGCGATCTAATTCTTGAATAAATTGTGCCATATCTAATTACCTCCTAAATCAATTACTAATTATTTACCAGGGTTTTTATACAAACCGCGGAAGTCGAGTGCGGTTGCGTTGCAATCCATTGCTACTTTGTACTCGATGCCGTCAACTTTAAAGCCTGTTTGTGTTTCCAATCGAGGTGTTTCAACACCGTTCAAGTACGTTACTTCGATAGTTTGAACATCTGTAGGACGAGCTGCTAAATACCATGCGTGTGGATCTGTTAATGCCGCATCAACTACAATAGTGAATCGACCACCGAATGGGTTAACTGTATCATTACTACGAGCAGGGTCTACAGTAGATTTAACCAATTGATAAGCCAATGCTTCGAGTTCTGGTGGAATAATCAAATACGTAGGTGCGATGTTCAAGTTGCGATTTTCGCCAATATGCTTTTGACGTCGCATTGCTGCTACACCCGCAGATAAGGACGCGACACTTAATTCAGCACCAGCAGCCGCCAAGTTGCCTCTGTCAGTACCGAATAGTGCTTTACCGTCACTCAATACGGTATTACCTGTTAGCAACCCGTACACCATGCTGTTGATGGTATCCTTTGCAGAACGGCCAAATTTGGAAGCGATATCCTTGAACACGCCTAAATCATCATTGATGATAGCTTGTCGTGTTAAGCTGAATGTACGACCGTATGTAAATACACGAACATCGTTACCAGCTTCTTCCAACTTAGAATCCTTGAATTGTCCACCTTCAGGAACTAACTTCAATTCAGCTGTTTCAGAAAGTAAAATACGTTTTGCCGGTTTGAAATCACGGTTACTACCTTTGCCGGTCCAGGCATCGAATGTAGCCGGTGCGGTTTCATAGCCTTGTACCAAGGATTTATTTGCTACGTTAGACAAAGCAATTGGGAATGTGGATGTGGAGTTAATCGCTTCACGTGCCAATTCCAATCGGTCAGCATAGTTAGCGGTTAAGCCTTCACGAACTAAGGACTCACGAGCTAATTCCATCAAGGACATAGAACGAAGTTCATTTGCGCCTGGTGCAGGGTTCGCAACAGGGATGCCTGCAGACATCATCAAAGCGTCCTGCATAGCCATACGGAACTTATCAGAATCTGCTTCGCCGACTTTAACAGATACTGGTTTATTGCGTTCACGCAACGCATCCATTACTGCCTCACGAACTTCGGCAACAGATTTGCCAGATTTGATGAAATCATCTACGCCATCAACTTCAAAGTCGCGGCATAAACTTGTGATTGTGGATACACGTTCACGTTCTGCCGCAATCAACTTCTTAGCGTCATCCGCATTAAAACCTTTAACTCCGGACTCTGGTACTTCCGGTACTACTTGTGGCACGTTTTGCTCAGTGCCTTTTGCTTTTGCATCACCTTTCATAGGTTCCTCCTCATTATCTTCTACACTTCTGCCTACCCCTACAGTCGGATCTGCAGGGACGGACACAACACTAATCTCCAATGGTTCCCAATATGTAATTACGTATGCTGGGCCTGTAAACCGGCCATTGGAACTTTTAGAATCAGAATCGATTAATTCCTCATATCGACTTATGTCATATCCGACACTCACACCTTGTAATGTGCCTTTTAACACTTTCTGATAGATCTTTTCGGATTCATCATCTTCATCGAATCGAACAATCGCCTTGCCGCGATTATCTTCAATCCACACTTTATCGACATGACCAACAACTGCGCTGCGGTCATGGTTGAATAGCAATGTGCCTAAACCGTTATTAAATCGGTCTAAGTTAACACAGCCTTCGTCATGACACAATATCTCTGTTCCGAACCATCTTTCATATGGTTCTTCAGAGGAGAAGGACAATTCGACGGTACGATCATCGTTCGCTTCGATATTTGTAATTTGCGCCTCTCGGGCATATTTACCTAAGAGCTGCTTTGCAAATTTCCCCACTAGCTATCATCTCCTTTCATATCAGTGGCATTACCATCCGCTAGATTCGTTACGTCCCCATTCATATCAAGGGCAACACCCAATTCCTTAATGCGGTCTTGTTCCAGCTTCCGCTGTTCAAGTACTTCTTCCCAGTCCTTGCCTGATGCACTGCATACGTCTTCGAGCGTTGTGAGTCCTGCCTTAATAGCTTTCTTATTAGCATTAACTTCCTTAACAGGGTCAATCCAAGACCAGCCCGGAGCTAACCACGCTACTTTTTTATAAAGTTTTGGGTTTGCTGCATAGTCATTGGCCGGGATAATTCCCTTTAGGTAGCATGCTTCAATGAAAGCCCGCCATACAGGCATACAAAAATGCTCAATTATAAAACGCTGCATCTGCTTGAATGATTGCTGGTCCTCCAGCATATTCTGCCGAGCTGCGGAGAAGTTACCACTAATATTGCGCGTCACTATGTCCGCGCTTAGACCCATACCTGACGCTATGCGTCTTGTTTGTGTCGCTGAGTATTCTGATGCGGTTCCTGCATTTCGCTTAGGTTCCGCAAATGAAATTGATTCACCTGCACGTAGATGTTGGATAATCCCTGGTGCCATCGAGCGGACTTTTTTGCCTTTACTGTCAATCTTATTTGCAACCATTGGGTTATTTCCGGTATTACTCGTTACAAACGCACCGAAACACGCGGCCACACGAGCCGCTATAAGGTCAGCATCCATGTATTCATCTACATCATGAATACGCTTTAATACGAGGGCTAACATACTAACCCCGCGCAGTTCACTAGGCCTACGCGGTTTATGTAATAGAAAAGCCCTATTACTTGGTAATCGTGCCTCATTAAATGACCGTATTCCTAATGGGTCTGTTTGGAATACGTGATATGCTATTGGTCTTCCGTATTTATTAACTTCCACTCCATTAACAATACTGTTGCCATTCTCGCTTACCGATACAGCTCCGATATTCTCGCCCTCGATAAGCTGTAATGATAGTGGTATATCTGCGCCTTCGGAGGTCATATTAACTAGGATTTCCCCGTCATAGACCATTCGGCGCAGAGCCATTTCTTGCAACTCGTAGAACGTAGATATTCCTCGGATATCCGCATTCTCTTTATCCACCCAATCTGACCAAGCCTCCTCAATTTTCTTGTTGAGCCTTTCATTTAGCTTTCCCGCTTTGGTCTTGATTTTGCACTGTGGCTTTATACCCGTACCTACTACATTCCGTAGTAATGCCAAAACGACACTCTCAGCAAGATCACTGTTAAGTTCTGCTGCACGTGCACGACCTCGGATCAAATCACGTTGGCCTGATGCTACTTGTTCAGCTGTACCAAATACTGGCATCCAGTCGCCGCTTAATCGGTCTGTTGACGCCGCATCATATCCACGTTCAAGCGAACTACGGAAATATGCTCTACGGGCAGCTCGTTCTGGATTGAAATATGCTATTACCTTATCGAGTATGTTCATCGTCGCTCCCATGACACGTAGGATGTCGTGCTATTACCTTCCTCATCATCAACGCGAGACATTAACTCACGTTCACGGGCGTATAATGTCGGCAGGTCATGCGTCTTAAATCGCTTACCACCTACAGACATCTCGGCGTATCCATTCGTCTCGATTTCCTCGATTATCGTTCGAATACGCTCCAAGTCTTCTCTTGCGCTCATGGTCTCACCTCCTTCTTAACTAAACCAACCTCGGCTATCTGCATTAAAATCTTCAGCATCCGTATCTTCGTCCTCCTCATCGGTATCCAGATTATATTCGGGTAAGTATTTAACACCTACCGAGTCCGCAACCATGGCGTTGTATACACACGTATCCAACAAGTGATTTGTTGGATGACTGGTTAATGGTTTCCATTGCACTGTAACTGCTCCGGTCTTTACATTTCGGATTTCTTGCTTTTCCTCCGATCGGAGGTGCTCCGAATATTCCTCTGGGCAATCCTTAAATAAATGGATTGTGCCAGGCTCATTAGCCGGACGTACCATACGTGCAAATATAAAGTCCTTCCAGTAATCGGTATTCACTACGTACAGCTTCATACCGCCGATGACGCCCTTCTCGATGCTGCTCATCTTATATGGCGGAGCTAGAGGACTGTGCGACGAATCACCTTTAACTGGCACGCATACTTCTGGGTACTGTGCGCAGTACTGATATACTTCATCTGTTCGGTAGCCACTATCGATACCGGCCCTCACAATCTTACGGGCCTCACCATACTCTGATGGATATTCTCTATCGATGAGTATCTCGGTTAAGTCTGCCCAACTACTTGCTTGACCATAGTCAACTAAATAACTCGATACACCATGGGCGTAGGCTCTAACCTCCCACCAGAAGTGATCTTGCTGCACGTCGACGGAGGCAATGAGTAATGGTGCGTGCTGAGGCACAATACCTCGAGGAACTTCCGATTGCGTAAACACGAGGTTCTGCGTGCTTTTAGTTTTCGCAGATTTCCACGGCTCCGCTAATCCAGAGTTGATAAAATTCATCAACTCACTTGGCTTATCCTTTGATTTAACAAACTCATATGCCACATCGCCAAAGGTGACCCATGGAGAGTAAAGGGATGACATGTGATATGCAACCGACCGGACAACTCGGACTTGTGATTCATTCACCGCACGCCATTCACCTTGCCGGAGCATATCCATCTTGTGCTTATCATCAATACGCTGCTTACAATGTTCGCACTCATAATATGCGGTATCACGTATCATATCCGCATTGCCATGGTGTTCCTCCGGCCATTTTATCTGTTTGAATTTGAGGGTCTGCGACACCCCGCAATGCGGACATGGCACGTAATACTGCTTACGTTCATTTGCGTCCATATATGACTGCCAAATATTGCCACTCTCAATCGTAGGAGTTGACACTCTTACAATTTTCTTATCAACGAATGTCTTAGTACGTTCCTCAGCCAACTTAATCGGATTCGCTTCCTTACCGGAGAAAGCTGGATACTTATCAATTTCATCGAAAAATAAGTACTTAATTGACCGACTCGATAAGCTGCTTGGTGAGTTCGCCCCTACGAGCACCATATAGTTCCCGTTAACGAAATCTAACTCCAGCAGTTTACTGCTTTCGTCATACATATCCGCAAGCGGCTCTACGCTTCTAATCATTGGCTGCACACGTTTATCGCTAGCGAATTTCGCGATTGTATCTGTAGGATAAACCATCATGACTGGTGATGCTGTTTGGTGTAACGCATATCCAATCATATTGAGCTCGGCTTCCGTCTTACCTATCTGCGCCCCAAAACATAACGAGATGCTTTCAATGAGAGGGTCTGTGAATTTGTCCATAGGTTCCTTTAGGTATGGTGTCCGTGCTGTACGCCATCGTCCAGGTTCGGCAGATATATTAGTCAGCACCCTATATTTATCTGCCCATTCCGAAACAGTGTATCGTTCAGGTGGCTTGAATGCTTCTAATTCCTCAGGGAACCAGTCAACCTTTAGCCTTACCTTTTCCAGCGGCTTTGACTTTCGGCGTGTACTCGCCTTCGCGCGCGTAGCTTTCGAGGTATTCTTCGACAAGGCCATTCACCACCTTTTCTACACGAGTACGTTCCTCAGGATCCGTGAACTCACTTCCAATACGCTTACCTAATTTAGTAAACGATGTCTTTAATTCCAATACTCGATTAGCCCATGCCTGTGCCACATCGGCACGAGGAACATATTCGCCATTCAGTACATCCAACATTTTCTTTTCTCTTACAGCCTTTGCTTCCTTATAATCAGCTTCGGCTTCTAACTTACGAGTTGATGCGGATTTGCTTTTAGCGTTATCACCTTTCGCCTGTCCTAAATATACGAGGACTTCCCGGAGATTCCACCAACCTACAGAGGCTTTAGGCATCCCTGCTTTATGATGTCGAGAAATAATTTCCGGAGTGACCCGCAAGAGGTCACATAGTTGAGTGCTTGATACGAGCAGATTACCCGCAGCATCAAATTTCACTCTCGGTTTTGTGTCCGCCATAGGTGTACTCCTTTCTTAAATCGTCTTTCTACATTCAACAGAAAAATTTTTCTCACAGAGAGAGGACCATCGCGCGGGGGCGACCAGCGGCCATTTTTCGCCCGCGGAGTACCTTTTCCAAATTTTCATTTTCTCAATTAGGTATTATCATCGATACTCAATAAGAAAAAGGGTAGACCTCAACTAAGTAAGGTCTACCCCGGGGCAGTGCAGCAGGCAGACATATTGTGCGGGCCAGACACTGCCTGCTATCTACTACATTTACATTATATTAAATTAAGAGTGTGCCATTCTATGCCATCTTTTCAAATTCAGCTATTGCTTTCTTGTGAAGTCTGTGAACTTGTCGCCACGAATACCCTAGTTCGACAGCTATCTGCTCCCACGGCAATGCATTAATGTATCTGAGATTCAGTACATCCCTATATTGTCCGTCAGTTATTTGGTTGATGACTTGCTTGACCTTGTTTCGAGAATCGATCAATTCATCCCATTCTCTGTTCAGCTCCTCCCTACATTCTTGTAAGTGCTTACTGATTCGTGGCATAGCATCTCCCGATTCACATATCTGTATAGCTTCTGAATGTAAATCTCGATTAATCGCATCCAGCTGAATCTCTAACGCACGCATTCGCTGCTCAGTATGGCGGACAGCTTGTAGTTCTTCTTTAGCCATCATATGCGATAGTCTCCATATTTACTGATAATCATCTGCGCTCGTAGTAATCCGTCAATGTATCCGCTTTCACGAATTCTATCATCTAACATAGGTGATCTCAGTTGTCTATTACGGGCTCGTATGATGGCAAGACTTAAATCTGACTGTATGGCACCTACAATCACATCTGCCCTGCTTCTACGCTTTTGCATCCTTTACCTCCATACGTTCGACAATATCCTCGATGGCTTCTACCATGTCTGCTTTGCATTGCTCAACAGCGGTAAACATCTCCTCACACATGGCGTACGCATCATCACTCAAATCATCATCTAATCTCTCGGCAACATTATCCTTGAGATTATCTACAACCTTAACTATATCCATGACAAGATGATATGTGTCATCTAGATAGTGCCCTTTGTTAATTAATAGTCGCTCGACTTTTGTCATGATCTTCCCTCTTTGCAATTTCCCGATTTAGATACCAACGGGCTTTTTTCAAATCCTTAATGGCATCGTCCTTATGACCAGCTCGGGATACATACTTCACTACATTACCCAATCGATACCCTAGTTTCTTGTCTTCGATGTAATCGATAACCTCGATATCTCCTTGTGTATAATGGCTTGGGTGGTTTATATCATCGCATTGATTAACTATGCGATTAGGAGATTTATCTGCTATAACTTTCGCTATTGTTAATCCTGATTGATTCGATACCTTCTGTAAACGTTTTAGATTTTCGTTAGTTGCCAAACGTTTTAAAGTTTCATTAGCTGATAACTTAATAGGTGGCGGAGGGGGATTATTGGGTCTCTCATACAATCTACCTGGGGTCAGCCTCAATGCAGCCATGTATTTTCGATTATCAAGATATTTATCAGTGATATCTATAACTTGAATAGTCGTGTAACTCACTATTACCACGATGGCCCCGATTAATCCTGCCATTATAAATTGATCCATATTAATCATCCTTTCTGTATTTATCAATTCTTGCTTTTAAACTTTGCAACACGTATTCCTGCGCCCGGTCCTTTTGCTCTAGTGCATCCATCATATCCTCGTCACGAGTTCCCTCACATATTAGATGATGGATAATTACCTTCTCCATTTGACCTTGGCGATGTAGCCGCTTATTAGCTTGTTGATATAACTCAAGACTCCAGTTTAACCCGAACCATATTACGTGGTTCCCGCCGTCTTGTAAGTTAAGCCCGTATGCCGTACTAGCCGGGTGTGCTAATAGAATATCAATCTCTCCAGCATTCCACGCTATCTCATCATCGGCGCCCTTTAACTCACGGACTCGTAATTTGGTCTTAGCTAATGCTGCTTTTAGCCGTTCGCAGTCATGCTTGAAATTGTAAAACACTAATGCAGGCTTTCCGTTTAACTGTTCTACAAGTTCCATAAAAGCCTCAATCTTACAGCCATGTATCTCGTGAACGTTCCTATCGCCATCATATACGGCGCCATTCGCTAACTGTTGTAACTTTGTAGATAATGCTGCTGCACTCAAAGCTGTGATATCTTCGCCAGCTTCAATCAACTCTAATACAGATGTGCGTTCCATATCTTCGTAGGCTTTTTTGGCTTTCGCATCTAACTGCACATATTTAATATCGTTAATTACTGGAGGTAATTCCAAATAGTCATCAGCTTTCATGGATATGCATAACCCAGATATTGCCGCCATGATACTGTTATTTGAATCGGATTTAGGTTTATAGGAGTACACCATTTCACGTGACCTCTGATCGGGCTCGAAATAGTAATCCCTAAATCCTGTGTACGTTTTACCTAACGACTCGCCGCGGTCTAATAAATACACTTGTGCCCATAAGTCGATTAACCCATTAGGGGCTGGCGTACCCGTTAACAACACCATGCGCTTGATGTGGTTATGCATATAGGCTAATGATTTAAAGCGCTTAGCTGTGTGATTCTTAAAAGAACTAGATTCATCCACAACTACCATGTCAAACGGCCATGCATTCTTGTAGTAATCAACTAACCACGTTACATTCTCGCGATTAATGATGTAGATGTCGGCAGGTGTGTTTAAAGCCTTAATACGCTTTTTCAGGCTGCCTAATACAGTAGATATCCTTAATATACCTACACCGTCCCATTTTCGTGCTTCTCGTTGCCATGTAGCCTCCGCTACTTTCTTAGGCGCTATGATTAGCACTTTACGGATGGCAAATCTGGAGTACTTCAATTCGTATATGGCAGATAACGTGATAATCGTTTTCCCTAAACCCATATCTAGGAATAGCCCTATCTTATTTTGGTTAATAGTTCTATCAATACAATATTGCTGATACGCATGCGGAATAAACTGCATTACGCTTTCACCCCGAATTCTTTCGTGAATTGCTCCAAATAGCCAACCACGGCATCTGCACCTTTTAATACAAATACTTTTTGATTTAGCTTTTGTAATTCACGGGCTTGGACTCCCTGCAATCGCGAAAGTACGCCTTTGGATGTCTTCAATTCTACGAAATGTATAACACCATTCGGCCATATGACGATACGATCAGGCACACCGACATTGCCAGGGGATACGAATTTATACGATTTACCTCCCGAACGTTTGACGCCTGCAACTAATTTTCTCTCGATATCCTTTTCTAACATTTCTCACCTCTGAAATTTTTAAACGTTAACATGTTTACATACGCGTATATGAGGGTTCAAATTAAGGCTGTAAAGGGCGTATTTTTTCTTAAAACTCTTTGTTTTGATATTTACCAGTATATAATGTTAACAATGTTAACCAACCTATATGAATATAGATAAATACTGACTTTATGCGTTAACATAGTACGTTAACATTCTCCGAATTCGTTAACATTCTAATGTTAACAAAAATACTGAGAATGTTAACGCTTAATTGAGAATGTTAACACTAAAATTTCAGTTTTGACTCGTTGATTCTGAACCCTCTTTGATGTCCATATTCACCAAATCTCATCAACTGACTTCCACCCATTGTATACGGGGAGTCCGCCAGTATTTGATTAATTTCCCTGGTCTCGATCTTCTTCATGCGACTTGGGTCGTTACCAAAACATTCCCACCATACCTCTGCCGCACAAATACGGTCACGATATACTAACTCTTGACCCTCGGCAGGTTTAGCATTCATGCTAAGATACGTCCTCCTGGCGCTCCGACTCATCACATTCCAATTTAAAGGCACTTTGATTAATAAAAACTCATTAATCAGTCCTGCTTTGGTATTTGATTCCATGTGCGCCTCTCTAGCGGCGTCGGCCAGTTTTAGTACGTTCGGGTCATCCTCGATAATGAGGCTTTCCCCGCTTTTATACCGATACAAGGCCTCCGCCCATAACTGGTCAACTTCTCCTGGAAGATTAACAAATATGTTCTTTCGTGGAGTCGTCATCTCAAGATCAATAGGCCAAAATCGGCGATTACCTGTAATATCTTTTAGGAATTCATATTGATTCGTACTACCAAAGAATACACACTGCCGTGGATACTCTTGTGTACGTCGGCCATAAGCTTGACGAAATACATCTACTTGACGACTTAGAAATTGCTTGGACGCATTTTCTTCAGCCCTTGAATACCCTGCCATTTCACCAGCTTCTATAATCCATTTACCTTGAATGCCTTCCGCAGCTTCTTTACCCTCAAAGGTATTTAAGCCATCAGCGTACCACTTCTTGCCCATCGTGCGGATAAGAGTACTTTTACCGATACCTTGACCGCCGATAAGAATTGGCATCGTGTCATACTTGCATCCAGGCTCAAACGCTCGCGCTACTGCCGCCGTAAATGACTTTCTAGCGGCTGCACGGGTATACACATTATCCTCAGCCCCTAAGTAGTCGATGAATATGGTATCTAATCGGGCAATGCCGTCCCAGGATAACCCGTTAAGGTAATCTAGTACTTCATTAAATCCATTTTGCTCAGCGCACATAATGAGGGCATCCATGATTTTATCTTTACCGGTGATATCATATTTATTTTCTAGGTACCACCGTAAGCCCGCATCATCTGCGTCTGTCCATATGCGGAGTCCTGGTGTTGGGTTCCATGGTAGGGCCCCTTTTGCCACGTATCTCGAACCAAATCTATCATAGGCAAGTCTACCGACAAGCGCCGGATCATGGTGCATGATTTTAAGCATGTTATCTAGTGTGTTCTTAGGTCGACCATTCTCGTCGTACTTTAAAGTCGAACTTTTCATCCAGTCGACGTTCGTTAACGCATTAGGGTCGAGGTCGGATGTCTCAGCGTGAGCCGATACGTCCGTGATAATATCAGCAAATACATTTGATGCCGATTCTCGGGCACGGGCCATGTTGAGTTCGTTAACGACTACCGTATCTTGCATAGCTAGTTTAGACATAGCCATGTAAGATGGCAGCTTATGCCCAGGTGTCCCATCCTTAGCAGTCTCGTCTAAGCTGTGGAACTTATGCAGCCGGATAAGGTCAAAGGCATTAACTAATTGACCACTACACGGGTCAGTATTATGGTGGCTGAACAGGAATGTATCGTCATCATATATAACCGCCCCGGCTACCGTTGAGCCGGTAACGAACGTTAGGCGGTCCTCGCTGCCATCAACATCGACGTATGCATGAGGTATGAATTTATCAATCGCCTCACGAATACCGTATATTCGACAAAAGGCACCTACGATACCTGGCTTTTCTCTCGGATCAGCTTGCTTTGCAAGTAGCTGCTTTTCATGCTGCGATGCTTCCTTACCTGGTACTTGTGGCCAAGAACGCACATCTCGCCAATCAGTGTATTGGCCGAGCATACCGTCAGCAGATAAGAATGCCTTATCACCTACGTAATATACATACTGTGCATCATTCGGGCATGATGGCCAATACATGAGCCGAGAAGCTTCGAACGTAGTTCCATCCATCATACCAATGCCGATGAGCTCTGCCAGCTTACGAGCGATAGGCTCATACTCATCAGGTGTCATCGTTCTATCAGTAGGGACGATAACACGTAACCGTGGACGATGCACAGTGTGAGAACGTGTTGAGTAGATGACATAAGCCATGCCCAGGCTGTCAATCGTGCGGGCGACGTTCTCGGTTTCCCCAGGCGATATGGCATCCATATCAAGAGTAATCAGATCACGTCCAGACACGTTAATAGCTTTACGTTGTAGACCGTTTAAAGTACCACCAACAAAGCCGCCTATGTCCTTTAACTTGCTTTTTACAGATTTTGGCAATCTGTTGTATTCGTCCACGGTTTCTGTTGTACGAACGGGGATTTTGAGGCGTTCACAAAACTCGGACCACAACATCTCCGTACGGGTCCATTGCTTTGATGTGCGACTCGCACCGATACTGATGGTAATCAGTTTATCGTTTTGCAAGTGTATCCCCTCCTAATCTTTCATATAATAGTCGTTAGTAAATCCTGCGGATGATAATAGCAGCCCGTCTGCCCAAGGTATGGCGATTGAGAATATAGCATTAACATCATCCAGTATTGATTCTGCGTTATCCTTGTTGATTTCAAGTACAGCCTCATCATGGATGTGCATGATAATTTGATATCCTACATCCTCCAATCGGCGCAGTGTCAATGCTAAGCAATCTCGGGCTACTGCTTGTGTGATGTTTTCGACTAATTTGCCTCCATAGGTGCTTTCAGTAACCCATGCAGCGTTTACTTTAGTCTTAAAATGTACCGCATCCTTACCGAACGCATCCTGCTTAATGCTTGGGCTAGGATAAAATAGCTTACGTCCGCTAGGTAGTTCAATCGTCATATAACGGTAACCGTATATTGGATCAATTTCCAAACGGAACATAATGCCGTGGTCAAGGCCTATAGGATTCCCGGTAGTAACGGTGTACACGGCCGCATTCTCAACGGCATACCATAAATCTCTTATTCTAGGCGATGCGTTGCGCCATAAATTTACGATTTCAGGTAATTCCTCCTCATGGAGTCCCATATCAAGAGCTCCCATGGCTTTTAATGCATTCACTCCGCCTTGATAACCGAGTGCCAATTCAGCGACTTTGCCCTTTTGTCTAAGGTGACCATTCTCGCCATGCTTAACAACGGGAACCCCAAACATCGATGATGCGGAAGCACAGTATATGTCTCCGCCCTCAGCGAATACACGCTGCCGCCAATGTTCTCCCGATAACCATGCAATAACACGAGCCTCAATGGCCGAGAAGTCGGCCACGCATAATGTATTGCCTTCTTCAGCAATAATTGAGGTACGAATTAATTGAGATAACGTATCCGATACGTCACCATATAGAAGTTCTAGCCCTTGACGGTTTTTGGTTTTAACAAGATGCCGAGCCGTGTCAAGGTTCTCGATGTAATTTCTCGGTAGGTTCTGCACCTGGATAAGACGACCCGCCCAGCGTCCAGTACGGTTGGCACCATAGAACTGCAATGTTCCCCTGAGTCGAAGATCAGCACCCATGGCACTATCAGTCATCGTATATTTAGATACAGATGACTTAGCTAGCTTTTTACGAATCATGAGTACTTTTGTGGCAACGTCATCAGCATCCATCAGAGCATCGGCCACAGTGTCCTTAGTTAATTTATCAAGACTGACATTAGTATTATTGTTTAGCCAATCAAGTAATTGATTCCGGCTGTTAGGGTTGCTAAGCCCCGTGATTTGGTAAGCCTCATTCATCAACATTTCTCGATTTTCCTCATCAATGTATAATGCACCCTCAACCAATTCATGGTCAATGCGCACCCCTCTACTATTGATTTGGATATCAAGATACCAATCTTTCCACGTATCATCAGGTACGGGGAATGAGGCTAATCTGTGATAACATTCCATCTCAGTGATAACGTCCTGGCGGTTGTACTCGATAAAAGCATTCCATTTATCCATATCGTGTCTAGGTAGATTACGGGTACGGCCCCCATTACGTTTGGTAGGCTTACATGGTGTACAAAAGTACTTGATAAGTGCTTTCCCCGATGTGTCCTTTTTCTTATCCTGGGGTAGCCCCAGGGCCTTGCCTAATAAGGCTAGGCCCATAGGGTATCCTAAGTAGGCACCGTGAATCATCGTGCACTGCCACTGATCAACAGATGTGAGTAAACCTGCACGATTTAGACACGTAATTTCAAATTGCGCGTTGTAGGCGTGCTTGATTACATCTGGGTTTAATAAATCACGAATTACACTGTCAGGAATTACTCCTCCCTGCGCTAAATCTACAACTTCAACAGGACCAAAGTCGTAGGAATACGCAAATAGCAATATGGCGAAATCAGGCGATTCAGTATATTTGTACACTCCGAATGAGATATCAGTTGATGAATATGTTTCTATATCAATACTTAGATGCCTCATATCAGGCACCTATTAGTAAGGTTGACCAGTTACAGGGTTAATCCCTACAGGAGCCTGTTGTACAGATTGCTGAGGTGTCGTAGCATATGCCGGTTGTACATAACCCTGTTGAGCTGTTTGTTGTTGCACAGGTTGACCTGCTGCTACTGGAGCACCGGTATACACATTAGCTGCGCTACCTTGAGGTGCACCAAATACAGAGGATGCTGCAACAGGCATGCTACCCAACGCTTCACCATCGCGTACCTTTTGAACAGGACCTAAACCGCATCCGATACCAGTGGATTGATTAGAATAGAAGAAGAATCGAACGAGTACATTGACATACATGCCGGAGTATACTTGCGTAGGATTTGTAAGAGGGTTACCCTGGAGATCTACTACTTCAACTTTATAGTTAGCATCTTGTGCTGCTGTAAACACCCAATGACCTTTACATTCAGGGCCAAACTCCTTACCAGATTGTGTGTATCCATCGCCGTCATGAATTGGCACTTTTGGCTGTGCTGGAACACGTGCGCCGAATTTGGTACGGGCGGATTGGATAGCAGCTTCGATAGCATTCATAAGTGCTTGATGTTGAGCTACATCAGTTTTAGGTAGAAGAATAGTAGCTGAATATCTAGGTTTAGCACCAGGCTGTGTGGAATTAGCCCAAGGTTCTAATAGGTGACAATAGGATACACGAACATTTTGCAATAATACTTCAGTTGGTTGTGGAACGAATGACATAATTAATTACCTCCATTATTATCATTAGATACATTAAATATTTGCGCCGCAGTAGGTTGATTGGTAATCCGAGGGCGCTTATCGGATTCCTCAACTAGGGTAGGCTTGCCTGCTTTCTTAACTATCATGTCGCCTACCATATCATTAAATTGGGTTTTACCGATGGTCTTTTCCATCTGTGCCAATGTTAATGTCTTGCGTTCATATAGAATGCTTTCATCGATACCTGCTTTGATTAAAGTGTCAATAGCAGCATCGGTGTCTTGAAATGCCCGACTACCACGACCCTCTACAGCTTTCCAGCCAGGGACTGTCACTCCGTTAAGGGATTCAGTGAGTGCGTAGTCTTTCATGTCTTCGAGCCAAGCAGCGACGTCTTTACCTCGACGAAGATATTCACCGAGTTCTGTCATCGAGATAAGCCGAGGATCATGATTAGCAACTAGCGCACTGTGCAATGAGTCATTTGCCTCATATCGGGCTTTGCACTGTTGTTTCGCCCTGCAGAATCTGCACCAGTCGCCGGGTTTAAACTTACCATTGCCAGACATAGCCTCATCTGCACGAGGTTTGACGAATGTATTACCCCAATCCAGTAGTTCTGCCGTAGGGATTTCCCATTCGCTGATATTATTAACACGGGGCTGTACGATAGTCATTTTGACCGTATTGAACATATAGAGTAATCTATATGCATCAATCGCACCGAGGGCATATAACATCATTTGCGGATTGTGTTCCGCATCAACGACTACCCCTTTTCCGTGCTTATAATCAACGATGCGCAAGGTGTCGCCGGATAGAATAATACAGTCAGCCGTGCCGAATCCATCGGGCACATAGCGACTAAAATCAACGCGTTTTTCAATGGCTACTACTGGAGTTGCCGTGCAGCCTAACATAACACCTTTGACATATTCGAGATAGGCTTCCGAAGTGTCATCCATTTCTGGTTGCCACAGCTCATCCTTTTTGATTTTGTTGAATTTACGAGTGTATGTGGATTTCGCCATGGCCGTTGTATACTTCTGTAGTTTTAACTCACACAGTTCGTGTGCCAGGGTTCCTTCCTTTGCATATACAGATGTACTATCGGGAAAGTTCTCCTCTAAGAGAGGGGCGGCTGTACAATGCAGCCACCGGTGCGACCCCGATGCGTTTAATAATGCATGTGATCGAGGTGCCATTAGATTCTTGCCCCCAATCCTCTAATCGCATTTACTAATTCAGGGTATCTGTCCTCAGGTACTTGACCTAAATATTGAACGCCGAATTGTGTCATTAACTGTTGCAATTCTACAGCTTTTCCAGCATCAAGCAATGGCGCAAGAGCCGCTTGAATTTCAGGCAATGTATACTTCTTAACTTCCTGAGATACAGGAGCGGTAACAGTTGTTTGTACAGGTGCGGCAGCAGTTTGTACCGGTGTATCAGTGGCCACGTTGACACCCGGTGCGGTAACGGCTACTGGAGTAGGGGGAACTTGTACAGCTGTATTAGATGTCGCCATAGATACAGAGTCTGGTTGCATAGCTACTGTTGTAGTAGGCACACCTTGATTTGTATCTTGTGGTGTAAGATTAGATACGCACACGGACGGTGCTGCTACTGTAGATACCACTGTATCTACTATGCCAGGGGCTTTATCATCCATTGCTCTATCGCTATCTACAAAACTTTTGAATTGATTTAACACAGCTTTTAGCTGATTATATACATCTAGTACATTAACTCCTTGAACTTCAACTTTAATCATTCTTTAACTCCTCCTGAATATTAATAATTGATTGGTTATAATACGATTCTTTTAGCTCGAACCCTAAAGCCCTACGGCCCATACGAAGTGCCATAACTGGGACAGTCCCTATACCGGCAAATGGATCAAGTACGATATCATTCGGATTACTCCACAATTCGATGCATCGCGCCACCGTATCTAGCTGTAGCGGGCATATGTGACGTTCATCCTTATTGTCACGAGCCGCTTTATAATTCAGCGTATGCGTTTGACGGATGTCAGCCCATACAGGATTAGCGTATCGTCGCCATACTTGATGGCTATACATAGGCTCCGTATTATATTTTTGTTTTTTATCAAACAATTGTGGATCAGGCGCAGGTCTTTCAATTCCTTTGATACCCTCAGGTTCCTCCTGCCCGAAAAACTGGGTAAACCCTTCTGGATGCGCGATGGGCTCCGGATTGTCACCAGGTTTACGCAATGTCACGATGTAATCAGGCGCCCCCATACGGCACATGGCAGAATCTTTTACAATTTGCTTATGTAAAAGCCCTAGAGCCTTTGTCCGAGTAGCCTCAATGAGAGGATCTTTCCAAATCGTGACACGAGAATGCATCACGAATCCAGCATCCTGAAAGGCTCGAATAATGTCACCAGGAAAGTCTTTCATTCCGATAACACCGTCCCTGGATTTCGTGAGTGGTAAATCCATACAATGAACTGATACTAATCGCCCAGGCATTATTACACGATGTAATTCAGTAATTAAATACTTGAAGTGCTGCCAAAACTCGCTATCAGTAGATGAGTTGCCCATATCCCTATCAGAATTAGAGTAAACATACAAGCTACTAAATGGAGGGCTAAATATAGAGTAATGAACGCTATCATCAGGTAGCCCTTTTAGCACTTCTACAGAGTCGCCATTATATATTGCAAATCGGGACTCAATTAACTGATTTAGCACGTTCACGTTGTAAGTCCTCCTTTGCTTTCTTATTTAGCGCTTGCAGCGTTGCGACTCCAGCAAGGGCGGCTATACCTTTATTCATGCCTGCATCAACAGCTAATTTAGTTAATTTGGCTGCTTTTAACTCATTGATGTGGATGACTCTTATGTTATGAGCCTTAGCATAAGCTAGCTCTAAATTGCACCCGGTTGAGTTCTCCCAGCCGTTGCACATTATGATTGCGTCACAACCACTTAGAAGGTCAATGCACCAGCCTATGCCGGTATCATAATCAACCTTGTTATATAAATGCCCAAACATATGTATAGGTGATAGGAATATATTATGCGTATCAGTGCCAAAAGGTTCCTTTATTGGAAATACACCCATATCTTCCTGCAGCCACTTTAATACGGAGTCAGCATTCTTTTTGTTTTTAGCCAACCCTCCGAATGGATGGCTAACGTAAATTTTAGTCATATAACAGCCCTCATTTCTGCCCAGTTAGGTAACACCATCGGCACACACGGATTGTATTCCGTTGATTCCCGTCTAGTTTTAGATAATTCAGTACGAACAGCGTCACGGGTTAGCGCAATCATAGCATCCCTCATTTTTATAGCATCTGCTTCCTTGCGTTCGATGTTCGCCTTAACCGCGCCTTCCTTTTCGGAAATTACGATATATGCGTTCACCTCATGCTTCTGGCCAAATCGCCAGCATCGACGAAGTGCCTGATAATACTGCTCGTAGCTATCAGATAGCCCAACAAATATCATATTGTGGCAGTTTTGCCAGTTCATTCCGAATCCGGCGATACTTGGTTTTGTTACCAAGCATTTTAGAAAGCCAGAACCAAAACCTAACATCATGCCTTGCTTTCGAGTTGCCTTATCACTACCTTTAACATCCTCTGCTAGATCAATCATTTCTTTTAGAGTGGTCGATTCATCATTAAGGTCGCACCACACTAGCCATTGCTCATTAGATGCATTGACTAAATCAGCTGCTGCTCTACATCTTGATTCAAGAGATGCTTTGCGGGCTCTGCGGCGTTCCAGTAGCGATAAAGTAGGGACATCCTCACCTGTTTTATCAACGACAATTTCGCGCACATGTAACTCAGGTAACTCATATCCGTCATCGTCGTATCCCAGAGATGCAGGGTTATCTAGCACAACTGCCCATGATGCCATCCACTCCCAAAAGGTATTTTCTGCGTGGCCTTTTAATCGCCATTTAGCGGTATCACTACCATCATGCGTGAAATACATGGATAACATCTCATTACGGCTCATGATGCCGAGGAACTCTGCATGATTGCCAAGTTCCATATAGTCATTCGGTGCAGGTGTTGCCGTACACGCTAGCCGATATGGCGTATTACTAAATCGATTAATCAAATCCGTACGCACTTTACCAGTGAATGATTTTAGGATACTCGATTCATCCAACACGACACCTATTAGATTGTCGGTGTTGAAGCGTCCCAATTTCTCATAATTTGTAATATTAACGCCTGGCACAATATCATCATCGGATTCGCATATAGTCACAGGAATATTGAAACGTTCACCCTCGGACTGTGTTTGAGCGGCCACAGCTAGCGGGGCTAATATGAGTACTGATCCACCTGTATGTAGATAAATCTCATACGCCCAGGACAGCTGCATTAAAGTTTTACCTAATCCACAATCCGCGAATATGGCAGCTTTACCTTTTGCCAAGGCCCATTTAACGATATCTCGTTGAAAGTCAAATAGATGTTTGTTTAACATACCTGCGTCAATAACAAATCCGTGAGATTCTGACATTTTAGATTTAGCGGATATGAATTCTTCATATTGTTGCAAATACGTCCTCCTTTAGATATAATCAACATAGAATAATATTTTTCTAATTTGAGCTTGTTGATGTTGCAGCATCATCAGGCTCATTTTTCATGCCCAAATCCTCGCATTCATCAGGAATGCAATAATCTTTATTTGGACATTTGTTACAGTCTCGCAAGTTAATCACCTCCTTATATGCATTTAGTTGTAATACGGGTTCTTACAATACGCCCCGTGAGTTCTTACTTTAGTGGTATACACAACGTCTTCACTTTCCTCGGCATCCATTTCGGCTTTGTCTCTTTTAAAGCCGTATAGGGATATAACCAGTCCGATTAACGATTGCAATATGAACTGTTCCCATCCAATTTGGTTGAGTTCTAATGCACCCATAGAGCCTGCTACCAAAAACGTGCCAATTAACATATAGCCCATTAATACTCGTCCTCCTCTTCTTCAATTCTTTCGGCCGTAATACCATCTGTAGTGACGATAATACGGATTTCTGACTCATCATAATCGCACATAAAATCTTGTAACTCATATGCCGCATCCATGATATTGCTATCGATGTGATTTAAAATTCGATCTGATTCGACTGCTTTTAAATGTGCAGCCATTGCTGTTTTGTTTACTGGAATTTCAGTCATAGTTAAGGTCTCCTTTATAACATCATCATTGATAAAATAGATGCTACTGCAGCTGCAGCTAAGCTTAAATGCATTCCTGCATCAATCCATGTCATGATTAATTCCTCCTAATGAATTCCAGCGGATTTAAATTCCGCATCAACTACTTTCACATCCCAGCCTAGCGAATGGACAAGGAACGTCCTAAACCCCTCTTTATCGATGACAAAGCTACGGGATTTCTTACCCGGCGACTGCCAGGCGTATGCGAACGGGAATCGGTCTCTTGCAATGCCCTCTCGGATAGCTGTTAGGCTAACACCGAGCACGGTCGACATTTGGGCGACCGAAATCACTTTTCTAATCATGTGCACTGCCCCTCCTTTTCATATAGCCTTCAAAATCATTCTGATTTCTTGCCCGACTTGTAAACGATCTTTAAAAGTATCTTGATTACGGAAATCATCCATATAAACTTCTAGCATCTCTCTGTATATAGCTGCTTTGAAGCTTTCCGGTTTCTCCACATCTTCTCGATACGGCTTTAAAATCGTAACCGGCTTACCGAATCCATAGTCGCTAAGTCCTCTTGCCTTTAGCCGAGCTTTCATAGTTCTAATCTTACCGTTCGGCCATCCGAGTAAATTTTCCATTTCCTCATTGGTCTGCAACCCACTATCACGGTAAGCGTTATACAAAATCTCCATATCTGTCATTTGCTGCCCCTCGTTTCTTTTTAATTTGTTATAATCACCTTAGAAGGGAGGTGATTATAATGATTCTTACACCTGATCGGAAAGCTAAACTAATTTCTGAATCTGTAGACTTCTCAAAGGCCATTTTCACTGAGTACTACAGAGGTCCTCAGGAAATATCTGGCGAAGAATGCGCCGCATTTATTGAGACTATTTACAAAAAATTAGTAGAGTTAGAAATGTCTAAATAGTTTCTAATTCAACCGTGGTTTTAGATTTCTAATCTGTACATCTAGAGTAAGGGCAATATCCACTTGTTGCTCTTGCTCTATCTTTTTAACTTCCTCCACAACACTTTTAACTACCTGCATATTACTCGTGGTAACAGTCATTTGAATTTTCATAGTATCTCCTTTCTTTCAATTTCGTTACCCATTAGGTAACTTTATCTGCAAAAAAAATACCCATTGGATCGCTAATCGGTAATATGCTGATTAGCTTTTCAATTTCAGTATTGTAAAATTTACCTTTTTTTAATCGATACCGAAACCCCCTATCAGTAAGGCCTATCTCGCGAGCTACCTCGCCCTGAGTTAATCCGCTCTCCACAATAGCCGCTTTCAATTTATTTACTGCAATCATTCATTTCACCTCCTTTATGTTTCCTATTAGGTAACTAAAGAATATCACATGTATTAGGACGTGTCAATACCTAATAGGTAAAATTTTTATGTATTTTTAGAAAAATATTGCCTAAAAGGTAATAAAATGATATTATAAATGCATAAGGAGGTAAAGATAATGGGTATGATTAACACTCGCTTAAAGAAGCCACTAACTAAGTCTCAAATAGCATTAGCTAATAGAATCAGAAATAAGAGACTAGAATTAGGGTTATCGCTCCAGGAAGTAGCGGAGAAACTAGGGATTTCCAAGGTGACGCTGCAACGTTATGAAACGCTAGATATAGTTAATATCCCCGCAGAGAATATAGAGAAATTGGCGTTATTATATAACGTGTCCCCAGCATATATTATGGGATGGGAAGAAGATAATGCACATTTAAACTTCGTCAATAATTCTGGCGTCGTCAGCACATACCACTACGTGCCCTCCGCAGTATCTGCGGGGGCGTTAACTAACATAGAGGGTATTAGCACCCTCCCTACCGTATCAGTCCCAGACTTCATGATGGGTCGTTACGCAGGCAATAAGAATATTATACTTATGCCGGTTAACGGTGAAAGCATGAACAACGTTATCCAAAACGGCGCTATTATCGCCGTATTAAGAGATATAGAACTACCAGATATCCATGACGGAGATATTGTAGTTATTAAAAATGGAGGGGATTATACAGTTAAAAGATTCTACAATGACAAACAGCATCAAGAATTTGTATTTAAACCTGATAGCTCGGATATGGCATTTCGGGACATCATATTTAGTTACGAGAATACAGATGACTTATACCTGATTGGTAAGGTTGTTATGTACAATGTGACTTTGTAAGAGATTAATAAGGGAAATAAACAATGAAATTCTATAAAATTTTATCTATCGCGGCATTATTTGCAACAGTTGCTAGTTCTTCATTTGCACAATTTATTGATGTAACCCCAGAAATGTATGATAAAATCTGGAGCACCGGGCAAAATTATAAAACTGATCGTAAACTTGAAAGCCCAATTAATTATGGAGTTGAACTTCGGAGTGGAGCTGGTGGCGCCGCGGTATTAATTACCCCAGCTACAATCACTAAATATGTATCATATTCCAAAGACGATCGTCTGATTTTTCCAGACGAATCTTTTAAGAAAGCCATACTAAACAGTAATGATTATGTATACATAGCTACATATGCACTTCATCTAAAGAATCCATTAGCCGGTACAGTAATGCCTCAACTACCATCACAACGATTACTTATAGAAAAGGACAATCAGTATATAATCCCAGTAGCGATGAATACCAAAATCTATGATATGATGCCGCATAGCTATGCCCTTGTCTACTATGCAATACCCAAACAAATAATTATGAACCCACCGTATACTATTAAATTTATTAATGGAAATGGCGATAAAATTGAAATATCTATTACCACTGATAAATTAGCAGAACTTATGGATAAAGAAAATAAATTAGTCTATAAGACAAATGATTAATAAAGTAAAGCCCCTATCCGATACTACTCAGATAGGGGCTTAGTTATAGGAGGTATGTAATTATGTCCATGAAACGCGCCAATGGTACAGGCACCGTATATAAGATGAAACATAAGGCCCTACGTAAGCCATATCGAGCCGTGGTGACTCTTGGATATAACTCAGAGGGCAAACCCTTACGTAAATCTATAGGCACCTTTGCGACGCAAAAAGAGGCGTATAATGCCCTTGCTCTATTCTCTACTAATCCGCAAATCCAGGAGGAACGCAAAATTACTTTTGGGCAGTGCTTCGATTGGCGTATGGAAGAAGCTGAACGCCAAGGGCTATCTAAAGGGCGAATTAAAAGCATGCACGTTGTCCGAAAATTGGTAGAGCATCTATTTAATATTGAAATGAAAAATCTCAGAGCAGCCCATCTGCAGTCTATATTCGATAATTCGACACACACAAAGTCTTATCAGAAGTTAATTAAAGCGATCATAGTTTCTGTAGGCACACTCGCAGTCAAGCAGGAAGTCATTCCGCGCAACTACCTTTCTGATATTATCATCAATAAGAATGCTACACCGATTAAGAAAGCTAACATATTTACAAATTTAGCGCTCTATGAGCTTTGGCGGCACGATGACGATATAATATCCAAGCTAACACTCATATACGCCTACACGGGACTCAGATTAAACGAATTACAAACAATCCGAGTTGATGATATTCATATTAAGGAACGATATATGATTGGTGGTTCTAAAACGGAGGCCGGCCGTAATCGTGCAATCCCTATCGCGGAATGCATCTCTCCTTTTATAAAAGAACTATACCAGCAAGCAAAATTTAAACGCTCCGAGTGTTTATTAGACGGCGTGATACATAAAGACATATATCGTAAGGAACTACAAAAGAGATGTAAAGAATGGAATCTAGGCGAGCATAAGCCTCATGATACTAGACATACTTTTATCTCAATGTGCAGCAACATAGGTATTGATGAGATCATTATTAAGAGAATTGTCGGCCATGCTAATAAGGATAATATCACTGCAGATGTCTATACACATAAAACACTACAACAATATATCGATGCTGTGAATAGGTTGCCTTACGGAGATGACCTATTAAAAGGTGAGCAACGGTTGAGCAACCGAGAAGAAATTAGGTGATTTTTACCGTTTTGCAAAAATAAAAAGACCAGTAAACATAAGCGTTTACTGGTCTTTTAGATTTGTTGTACTATTCAGCGGAAATTACAGAAACTGGGCAAACGGATTCGCAAGAACCGCAATCGATGCAAGCATCGCCAATTTCGTATTTAGTTTCGCCTTCAGTAATGCAAGAAACTGGGCAAACAGATGCGCAAGAACCACATTTAATGCAACCATCAGCAATAACTCTCATAATTAGGACCTCCATAAAAATATAGATCAGAACTTTTTATTATCATTTAGAAAGGCACTTGCCTCAACTTATGTTCTCATTATCACACAGTTCAAATTGAAAGTCAAATGAAAATGATAAATAAACATATAATTTTTTGCATAACAACTGTTCCTTTTTGTCATAAAAAGCCTATATTTATCTGTATTTTGATATTTCTTTTCATTTAACTAACTGAGTATAATACTCAATAATTGAGAATGTACTTATTATCATTTCAATTAAAATACGTACCACTATAATAGGAATTCAATTATCAATATTTATTATCATTGATTTTTATTGCCCAATTTAATTAGAATAATTTAATCCACGTAGCATATTTTCATAAAACTAAATCAAATTCTTTATTTATTGATTTGCCGAGTGCGACTTTGACAAAAAATAATCATAAAAACGAGGTCGAATCTTACGATTCGACCTCGTGTATGTGCTTATAGTAGAATAACCTATCCCCTA